CCCATGCGAAAACCGAAAGCATTTCCAGTGTTTGCCTTATTAGGTTTATAAAATTGAATCATACCATATGATATGGCGTTCTAAAGGAATTTCAAATTATTTAAAGCTTTCCTACAATTGGTTCTATGACCGTTCTAGATATAAAGTCTCTATGTTTTTCAAAGAGTCTAAGCTTATGGAAATTTTTATAATTTTGCGCGAATTCGTTGATAATATTGCAAATATTTATCTCCCTAGCTGAATCAAACATATACACTTCATAAAGATAATTAATCGCCAAATTGTGCAATACTAAAAGTAGATTAATCTTTTCGCATGAATTATATTCTGATTCGTTGAATTCTACTCCAGTTTCTGAACAGAATTCTCTAATTAGCTGAGTCTTTTGATTGCCACTACAACCTATAGATAATATTAATCTTGATAAATCAAACATCACATTACCTCTGTGTGCATAATCAAAATTAATCATTTTGAATGTATTGTTGCGGCAAAGAATATTATCAATACACAAGTTGCCATGACAAAAATCATGACGGTCTAAAACTCCAGAATCAAAAGAACTGGCAATTTCTGTTTTGATATCAGAAAACAAAGATTTTATCTTTTGTTTATCAGTATAGCTTTCTATAGCTTCAATGGACGTTTCAAGAAAATTATTTTCAAGATTGCTTAAATCAAATAAATCGCCAATTACTTCTGAGATAGAATTTTGAGGAGGGTCATTTTCTCTCAAGATTTTATAACTTTGACAAAAAGATTTAAAATTTTCTACTAAAAAACCTCTACCAAGTTCAATAACTTTATCGGACTGTTCATGAGACATTATGGAGTATTGAATATTCTCACCAATTTTGATTTGACCAGAAGTTATCGCGGTTGGAGCTACTGAACATTCAATAGAGTTTAAAATATCATTTTCTCTATGTATTGCTTTGCAATCGTCAGCAAAAGAAAGTTTTAAGGTGTAAGCTTTGGATTCAGAAACAGCTTTGTAAATATCGTAGCTGTGTGTTGATTCTTTTAGTTTAATATTCTCGATTTTAATCGGAGATTCTAAAGAAAAAAATATTTTCTTAACTAATTCTAATTCAGAATCAGTATTTTTATCAGAGCCGTCAAAAACGTAAGCTCTTTTAGAAAAAAGTTGCGACTGATCCATACCTATTATAGATCAGCCGCAACGAGTTTCCAATACAAAATCTTTGATTAGCAATAAGCCTTGCCAATCAAGGTTCCTTGGAAATTCAAACCGCTAACACTCTTCTTGGAGAGCTTGCGATAATCACCTTGGTTGCGATCATACACAGTAATGTATGAAGGGCTTTCATCAACGTATTGCGCGTTAAGGGCTTCTCCTTGCTTGGTATAAAGACCAAAGAATCGACCACGGCTATTACGAATAGTGTTAATAATTTTATTGTTGTTTGTCATAATGAATATACTTTACTGAATATTGATTGTTTTGTCAAGCATTTTTATTGAGATACTTGATTTTTTGGGGTTTGAAACAACAAATTTGGCTGTTGGAATGATTAATTTTTGTTTTAGCGTATCTTTTATTTCTCTAGCATGGATATTTTCGGATTTTAAAACCTCAAGCAAATCCTTGTAAAGAGTTTTATTTATTTTTAATTGTATACCCTGACCCAATAATCTATCCTTAAACTTGCACACTTCTGATTCGATGATTTTAGTCAATCCGTTATCATCAAGATCATTAAACACAATGATTTCATTAATTCTAGCAATAAGCTCTGGCTTAAGTTGAGATTTAACCGATTTTCTGTAGGAATCATTTCTAGGAGTTTCCTCTGACAAGAAACCCATTGATTTCTTTTTGCTTTCAGCATGTCCAATGTTGCTTGTCAATACAATTAAAGCTTTTGAAAAATCTACTTTTCTGTTTAAGTTGTCCATCATGTATCCTTCATCAAGAAGGTGGAGCAGTAGGTTTAAGATTTTAGGGCTACTTTTTTCTACTTCATCGAACAATACGACACAGTTGGGATTATTCCTGACAAAATTAGTAAGAAAACCGCCTTTTTCGTAACCAACATATCCAGCATTTGCGCCAATTAACTTAGAAACTCCAGTTGAATCCTGTAGCTCTGACATATTTACTTGAATAAAAGCTTTTTCATTGCCGTAGAAATACTTTGCCATCTTTTTGGCTGTGTAGGTTTTGCCGACACTGGTTGGGCCAACAAAGAAGAAACTAGCCAATGGCTTGTTTTCTTCGTTTAAACCTATTTTAGAACAACATAAGATATCGTTAATTTTAGAAAGGTTTTCATCTTGACCAAAAACTTCTTTTTTGATGTTGTTATAAAATTTATCAAAGTTTTTTGAACTTGATTCAATTTCAGACAAAGATATCTTACTATGTTCTGAGATAACCAAATTTACATCAGACATTTTAATGTTTGTTGGATTTTGTTTTTCCTCAGACTGTAAACTTGCTAAGTCTTGAACATAATCTTTTATTAATTTCTCTACTTTTTTAATATTTACATTATCTTTTTGTAGAGTGTTAATAATATTTTTGTGTTTATTTTTTAAACCATCTAATGGTTTTAGGTTCTTTATCTTTACTTTTGATCCAATTTGATCAATCACATCAAAGGCTTTGTCTGGGAATCTCTTGTGAGCCAAGAATCTTTCACAACAATCAATAGCATACTTGAGTATTGGTTTACTGAATTTAACATTATGGAATTCCTCGTAAGAATTTATACTATTTTCAACAATTTTAAGAGTTTGAGATTTATTTGGCTCTTTAATATCAATTGATTCAAATCTTCGCTTCATTGCAGCATCTTTCTCAAAAATGCTTTGATATTCTTCTGTGGTGGTTGCGCCTATGCATTTTATCTCTCCACGCGCCAAGTATGGTTTGAGGATGTTGGACGCATCCATAGAGTTATCCGCGCCGCCAGCCTTAAATATGTTGTGAATTTCGTCAAAGAACAGAACAATGTGTGGATTGTTTTTGACAATTTTCATTAATTTTTCGAATTTCTGCTCAAATTCGCCTCTGTATTTGGTTCCAGAAACCATTGCGGTTAAATCAATATTGTAAATTTCAAAATTCAATATATTTGCTGGAACCTCTGCATTGTAAATTTTCATAGCAAGACCCTCAACAATAGCGGTTTTGCCAACACCTGCCTCTCCGATTAGGATTGCATTGCTTTTGTTTTTCTTGGATAAGACTTCAATCAGGCTTGAAATTTCATTTTCTCTTTCATACACAGGTTGAATTTTACCTTGTGCTGCCAAATAGTTTAAATTTGATCCAAATTTCTGCAATTCATGGATTGACTCTTCTTTTTTTGTCAATTCTTCTATGTTCTCTAAATCATGTAAATTAAAATTTTCATAATCATCGCTAATTGAGTGTTCCTCTAAGACCTTTTCTCCAGAAACTAAATTAATTAATTGGGACAGATTCTTTTTAATATCATAACCCATTTCAGAAAGGTATTCTAAAATATAAGGTGAAGTCTCAAGTATACCAAGCAATAAATGTTCAATTGCGATATAGCAATGATCAAAGTCATTAGAAATGTCGCTTGCTTTTTTGAGGGCTTTAGTCAATTCTGGATGCCAAGGATCAGAGGATTCTGTTAATGTAAACTTTTCTGGAAACTCTTCGTAAGCAACATCCAATAGACTTTCCATGTCAATATGGTCTGCGGTTAAATAAATTCTATTTAAAAGTTTATTAAGATCGCCGTTTGCGTTGAAGATACAACCATAAAAAATATGTAAGTTGTTTACAGTTTTATTGCCCATGTCTTGAGCAAATTTCTGAGCATCTTTAATAGCTTTTTTAGCTCTGGGAGTAAGGTTGTATTCTTTTAAAGTCACTGATTTATTTACACTCATTTTATATCTGACAGTTTCATATAAATTTTGTCTTTCAAGACAAAGATATTATCTACAAAAACAATATCATCGTTTTTCGAACCACAAACAACAACGATATCGTCTTTCTCTGGTAGCTTTTTACCAGAGTTTATGTAATTTGTCAACTTTTCTTCTCTAGAATTGTCCATAAAAAGACCCTCAACATGACCAATTTCATCATTTAGTGTTAATCTAGCATATTTGTTACCACTAGAGCTAACTCTTCTCATAATATCTGAAAGCACACCAACAAACCTAATGTTTGAGCGATTTACTTGATTCTTGATTTCTTGTGAAGAAACAAAGCTTTCTCTGTCATTTGATTTAAATATATCCCTAAGCTTGTAGGAGTAACTATAACCAAGAAGCTTGTTTTCAAAAAACCAGTTTGCAAACTTTATATGCTGCTTATTCTGCTCGTAGATTTTCTTGTAAACCTCGTATTTTGATTTAAAGGTTTGAAATCTACTTTCTTTAAACAGAATTTTACCATCGTCTGCAATCGTTTGATTTTTGCGACAATCATGTATTGTGTTAAGAACATCGTAATTAAACAATTTGCCTAGCTCTATAATATTTCTTTTTTCTCTTTCAGTAAGAATGTTAAATGTTTGAGCCTCAAGAACAAGTCTACAGCGATCATTATCAATGAATGAATCAAGCATACCAGCTTGAATAAATGCTGATAGTGTGCCAATATTAATTCCGCTTTGTTTTGCGGAGAGGAATACTTCGTATTTGTTTTCAAAAGAAGATTCTCTGAATTCAATCAAAGATTCTATCACTTTGTCTGAAACCCCTTTAATTGAGTTTAGTCCATAACGTATATCTTTGCCATCTTTTTTAAAGTCAAGATTTGAAAGATTTAGGTCTGGTGGAAGAAGCTTAATATCGAACATCGAAAGCTCTTGAGAAATTCTTGCAATTTCTTCATGAGAGTCTGGTTCAAAGCGAGCAAATTTAAGCAAGCTTAAGAAAAATTCCTGAGTATAATTAAATTTCAAATAAATAGTAACAGCCGCAAGATAAGCATAGCTAATAGAGTGAGATTTGTTAAAGGAATAGTTCGCAGAATCTTCTGCAACCTTCCATAAGACTTCTCCAATAGCAGGGTCTAAATTATTCTCTTCTATCTTGTCTTTGATCTTAGACTTCCAAGCTGGCATTTGATCTACTTTTTTCTTACCAACAATTCTTCTAAGTTGCTCTGATTCATCTAGAGTAAATCCAACCTTTACAGCCATTTTCATAAGCTGTTCTTGGTAAAGTGGGATGCCTCCAGTATACTCAAGAATATCATCAAAGAATGAGTGAACAGATTGAGATTCGCCAGTTCTTACATATTCTGCATAATTATTCTTAAAGTCCAAGGCTCCCGGTCGAGCAATAGCAACTACAGCGGAAAGCTGCTCAAGGTTTCTTGGGGCTATATCTTTGCAAACCTTGAAATTTGTGTCGGCTTCAATTTGGAAAAGACCCTGTGGGGCTTCAAGACAGGCTAATGCTGCATAAATAGATGGATGGTGCGGATCAATATCTGATACTTTAATACCAATCTGATTACAAACATCATGAACCACAGAAAGCGTTCTTAGTCCAAGAATATCGAACTTCACACTAAGGCTCGCTACATCATCCATGTCATAACCAGATACTAACGCTCCATCATTTGTCTTTTGAAGTGGCATAACATCCTCAAGACTAAATCTTGATATACAAATACCAGAAGGATGAACGCCAGTGTTTTTTGCCAAGCCTTCAATTTTTCTTGCAATTTTATATGCGTTTTTATATTTTTTTGCATACTTCTTAAATTGCTCATTTTCTTCATAGGCTGTTTTTAGTTTAGCAACTTTACCAAACTGTTTTGGTATGGTGTCACTAATTTGGTTGACTTCTGTTTCTGATAAATCTTCAATAATTTTTCCACACTCTTTGATGCAAAGTTTGCTACTCAAAGTATTGAGGGTTAGTATTTTACATGTTTTTCCTTTATACTTTTTATTAATGTATTCTATCACCTCTACACGGCGATCATAACTAATATCGTTATCAATATCTGCCAAGAGAGAGCCATCCAAATAAATTTCGCCATCATCTTCAATCTTTCTAGCTCGGCTTTGAGAAACAAATCTTTCAAAGAAAAGATCATACTGAATTGGATCAATATTAGTAACACCAATGGTGTATAACACCAAGCTACCTGCCGCGCTGCCTCGACCAGCGCCAGTTGGAATACCAGCTTCCTTGCAGAAATTAAGAACATCCCAATTCAATAAAATATAATCTACAAAACCAAGATCATTAAGAATATTAAGCTCCATTGTTAGGCGGTCATAATATTCTTGTTTGTTATCTGCATTATCAATACCTAAGTCTTTAACGCCTTTAAAGCAGAGTTTTCTTAAAAACTGAAAGTTGTTAGAGCCTCGCTGACAATCAACAAGATCGTAATACTTATCTTCGATTTTGATTTCTGGAAGCTTTACACCTACAGGAAATGGTTTTTCGTATTTCTTAAATTCTTTTATATTCATAGCTCAACTTCGTATAGTTGTTTTCTAAAAACTTTATAATTCATGTTAATATCATAAAGTGCATCGTGAAGCTTTTTGGGATCGTGAGGAATATTGTATTTCTTCAGCAATGTCCCCATTGAATTCTCGCCTCTTTTTGTTTTAATTTCAAGCATTTTATATTGCCAAGATAAGAAATTATCTTTGTTCAATGGAATGTTTCTGGAGATTGAAACGCCAAGCGATCTTGTGTCAATGATTCTGTTAACAAAAGAATAATCAGATTTCATGTTTCTAAGCCGTCTCCAAGTATTCAAAATATAAACATCGAAACCTAAAAGGTTTTGTCCAACAATTTTATATTGTGGATCATAAAGATATGAAGCTACTTTATCCCAAGCTTGTTTATTGTTTTCTGCTTTGCGTTCATATTCTTCTGTGGTAAATCCAGTAATTTTAGCAGCACCTTTTGATACTTTAAGGTTTTTCCACTTAACATAAATATCATGCTCTTCAAGAATTTTATCTCCTTGGCAAACGAGCCAAGAAACTTGCCAAGGTCTGCTTGAAACCAAATTCAAGCCTTCTGTCTCTGTATCAATTACTAGATACTTTTGCTTTTGATCGAATCTAAGTAAATCAGCGTTCATATTCTAAGTAGCTTTCTAGGCAGAATTCATTGCTGCCAAAGTGGTTTAGGTTAGGAGAATCAAGGGTTGAAACCTTGCCGAAATTTCTTGTGCAAAGAATCTTATATGTAATGAGGGCTTCGTGATCTTCTCTTTTATTGTAATAAATTGATTTTACTAATTGTGTTTCGTATTTATCTTTACAGAAAGACTCTACAGAGTTTTTTACAATTTGATCAAAAGGTAAACCATTATCTTCTATAAAGAAGGTTGGTTTGATTTTGCTGAAATCAGGAATGCATTTACTCATTGTCATATTGTTGTTAAATATGAAAGAATCGTAAAAGGGGATAGCCATTTCAACACTGTCGTTCCACATTGAGTTTAAAATTTTGAAGTCAATTTTTCCGTTTCCTTCAACAGCAGCAAAAGAAGAAATTCTGTTTAGAATTTTACAGCCTTCATCATCCTTTGCGAAGATTATTACTTTATGATCTGATTTTTCATTTTCATCAGAAATTGAATTGCAGCATGTAATTCTTAAACCAAAGATTAAATTAAGATCAGCTTTTTTGCAGGAAAGAAATGCTTTCATGAATCCTGTCATGCTGTCTTCAACCAAAATCAAGTCTTGAATTTTGTTTTGCTGACATAGCTCTATAATGCTATCTGAACCTTCATCCACAGAGGATTCTTCAAGCGTGAGAATGCTTTTGCCTATAGAATAGCATGATTTAAACAATGGAATCATGCCTGATTATGGCATCTATAATAGATTATGTCAAGAACAATGTGCTGGGCAACCAGCATAATGTTTCATTTCATATGTGCCACCCTCTGGAACCAAAGATTCATTGAATTCTTCCTCAAACACGGAATTGATTACATCTCCATCGGCATTTTTAATATGAAAATAATTAAAATCAAATTTCATTGCACAGTGCCATTTGGGACTGCCATCTTTTTTAAGTTCTCCTTTTTTGCTGGCAAATCCACACATAAGCTTCCCGCTAAAAGTTCCATCTTTTGGAAAACCTTTTTTAACAGCAAAGTTTTTAACTGCGTCTTTTTCTGAAAAATTATCAATAAGTTTTTGAATCTCTGTTAACTCATGCTTAAATCCTTCAAGCTCTCCTTGGGTTATTGGTTGCATTCTTACAACGCCAGATTCTACATGAGACTTTTGAAAATTTGCAACCAATTTATCTCCATTAAAAAGTTCGCTTTGAACATATTCGTTAGTTTTTTGATCGTCCAAGTCAAACTTTAAAAATAAAAATTCACTTTGAGTGTTTTGATATTCTGGAAACATTTGGGTCACTGCAAAACTATACATAAGGTCTTGCATGTTATCCTCAATTTCAGTTGGTAAGAAAACAGATTTGCTAGTTTTAAAGTCTCTAATTACTGCATACTTCTTTTTATTGTAAAGGAAAAGTTTATCAATAAAGCCCCTAATCTTGAAATAATAATTATCATCATCAAACTCAATAGCAAATTCTCGCTCTGAAAAAGATTGTGTTGGTGTGCCGAGCTTTTTGCCAAAGAAGTCATAAGAAAGACCATTAAAGATCATCTGCTTGATTAATGAAATGTTTTCAAAATCATCTACTTCTAAAATTTTTGCGTGTTTAATTATTAATCTTTTAATTGATTCAACAGAGAAAACATCTTGTGTCTTCATGATTTTATCAAAATGCTTTTTATGTCTTTTGTTTCCAAGAACTTCAAAAATCAAATGGCAGATAGTTCCTCTGCTTGAACCATCGTTTTTCTTATCTGGCATTTTCAAAATATACTTACACCAGTAAAGCCAAGAACAGCTTTGTAGCGTCTTGATTCTACTTGCAGATAAGTATTTAGATTCTTTTTTATTATTGCTCATTTAATTTTAAAAATTTGTTAGCCTGTTCTTTTGAGAACATTGTGATATGATTTTTTACATAGGAAAAAATATGTTCTTGTTGTTTTTCGGTATCAATTAATCTAGATTTCCATTCAGTAAAATTATAACCTTCTTCGTGCGCTTTGCCGAAATCATTGTATGGTTTTGGCGGCAATTTGATTTCAAGCTGATCTAGGTTAAAATATCCACTTAACTTTACATAAGCTTTAAAAGCTCCTAGTAAGCCGTTGTTTTGAGAGCTATCAAAATCATTATTCGTGCATATGTAAACTTTGTTTAGGTCTTTACCGCAGAGGTAAGAAATAATAGCAGGGCTTACATTGGTTCCAAAGATAACAAGAACATTTTTGATTCCTTGTTCATAAAGAGCCATTGCATCTCCAATACTTTCTACTAGATAAACTTCTTTCTGTTTATCAATAATCTGATCAACAGTAAATTCCGCTGGAATGTAGGAAGGATAAAGCCAAGTTGTTTTTCTTCCAATATGTTTCCATTTGATGGAGTGATTTTCATCAACCCTTCTACCAGAAAACCCAATAATTTGAGAGTGTTCATTATATATTGGAAAGACCATCCTGCGATACAATTGACCGCCAGATGCTAAACCAGTTTTAAAAAACTTTTGCGTCTCTTCGGAGATGTTTCTGTTTTTATAAAAACTGTAATTTGGGAATAGTTTGTCTAACCATTCGTTGGGATAAATTTTTTGCATTTCAATTAATTCTATAGGTGTGTATTCTACAGTGTCTTCTTTTTCTAAAGCTTCTTCAAGTTCTTTACACTGAGTTGGATCATTTTTAACTGTAAGGTTGATTAGGGCTTTTAATGGTTTTGATTTACCGTTGCCATGAATATAGTCAGTCCATACTCCAGTATCTTTGTAAATCTGAATAGCAGTTGGATTATCGCCTCCACGATAAATAGCTTTTGTTCTCCAATGATTTCCACAATCCAATAAATCATATCCCATTTTTTCAAGGATAGACCTAGTGGTTTCTGGATTAATCAAGGCTTGGGATTTCTTCATTGCTTGCATCATTGTCAATTACGGCTTCGCCGCTATGGTGTCTCACGATATCTCGCAAGTCTCCACATTCAGTAATATTAAAGTTTCTAAAGTCTAGGTTTATAAAATTCTTTCTTAAGGTGTCTCCGAATTGAACAGGTTCAACTGCGCCAGCAATATCTTCGCCCAAGTGACGAGCTTTTACATTGATTAGCTTGTGCGTTCCAAACATTCTTCCATCATGTTCAATTTCATCTACTGTTTTATTTCTTAAGATAAACATATGCGAGCAGAATTGAGTAATCCTATCAGAAAGAGAAACAATGCTTTCATCGTCAACAATGTTTTCTGAGTTTCTGTTATTTGTGATGCCGCTTCTATTTGATTGGACAGAAGTAATCATTGGAATAACAGGTTCACCATCTTCAAGAATCTCTTTTTGAATACACTTCTTAAACTTGTCAACCATTTCACCAACAACCTGCCACTCGTTTTTGCCATGCTGGTTTTCTGATGTTGTTTTAATGTAATCAAAACTGAACACCATTTTATTGCCTCTACCAACCTTTGAGTAATAAAACCTCTTAAGTGTGCTGATCATTGAATCAACATCCATGCCGCCAACATTGTAATAGTAAAACTTAAGTTTTTTTATCTTTGGCCAAACAGACCTAATCTTGTTTACAACTTCTTCACCAGCCTGTCTCCACTTACCACTCTCGATAAGATGCATGGGAACACCAGAAAGAGAAGCGCACTGTCTCATTATTAGTTCCTCTTTGCTCATTTCACCATTATCAAAGTGAAGAACAGGAACGTCATACTTCATGCTTACCTTTGTTGAATAGTCCATGCAGTATTGAGTTTTACCAACACCAGAACGTGCAACAATAACAGTAATATTTCCAGCCCTTAGCAATGAGCCATAAATTTTATTTAATTTATTGTGTGGCCCCATCATCCCAAATTCAGTCATGGGATTGTTGCCTCTTTCTTCAACAATATACTCCATTTCTTCATAAATGTTTTCTGGAGAATCGTTTCCAATCTCGTAAAGATTGATTTGAGAATTATAAATAGAGTCTGCTTTTTCTACAATCTCAGCCAAAGAGCTTTCCATAGGCAGAGACTTCATTGACTTCATTACATTTTGTGAAGCCATAGCAATACCCCTTCTGATAGAAAACTTTTTTAATTCCTTTGCAGTCTTGATAAGGTTTCCGTTTGGAACCTTTCGCATTGCCAAGGACTTAATGTAATCAGACGGATTGAGATTGTCTTCAAAGGATAGCCCGATATTAGAAACTCTTTGTGCGATAATGATTTCATCAATGTCTTCACCAGCATCAATTGCTTGCTTAATAACGGTAAAGATGCTGCTGTTTAGACTTGTTTGTTCTGAATAAAAATCAGAAGCCTCGATAAAGCTTGAGATTTCAGAAAAATCATTTGGGTTTTTTATTAAACCAGCGAGTAATTGTTTTTCTAATTCGTAATTATAAATCATAGTTTTGATTGTTTGTTGTATCCGAGCAAAATTCTTGAACAGCTTTCTTTAAGCCAAGTTCTGTTAAACCGCAATCAAACCTGTGATATACAATAGGATCGCCATTTTCAGAGCATACTGCTAAAATAACTCCTTTGTATTTATCAGTATCACCGCTAAATTCATATAGTTTTTCGATTAGGTTTTCTGGAATTGAAAACTCTATTTCATTATCTTCTTTCATATTATAAAAAAATGTCTTGGTCTTCAAAGAACGATGCGTGTATTTCGTTCTTATGGTAAATCTCTACTAGCTTTATACCATTATTTTCACAGAAATCAAGCTTTTTCTTGTCTCTTTTTAGTTGATCTAAAAATTTTAATCTATTACCATGAAAATGCTTCACAAACTTTGTGTGTTGTTGTCCTTGAACTTCAATCGCAATTTTTTTGTTTGCGTTATAGAAGTCTAAGGAAAGTCTTGAACCGACTACCTTTAGCTCCTCAAAGACAATATCATTTTGCCAATAAGGTTTTAAAAAATCTTTTACGCTTTTTTGGAATTTACTTCTGCTATTAGTATCCCAATTAATAAGATATTTTTTTGCGTTTTTAAGATTTCTTATTTTGCCGTTGCAATCTAAGAATTTCATGAAAACTCATTGATTGCTTTTTTAAAGAATTTAATCAAGAACTTGGAAAGCTCGTTGTTTTCTTCGATGATTGAAAATAGTTTTGCATCACCCTGAATTGGAAACTTAAGAACGTCTTCATCAAAACCTGCTTCATTAAGCATTTCAATAAATTCGTCAGAACCATTGATCCAAGCTCCTTTTTTATTCACAAACTCCCAAGCATAAAGAAGGTCTACAATCTCTTTTTCAATCCAAATAGATGTTCCATTCTTGCGCCCATATCTAATTGGGTAGCAAAGTGTTCTGTTAGTTGTCTCATTTGGAGACTTCTTGACTGTTATTTTTGCAAAGTGACCAATTGGTGGATTCTTTTCAGAAACTTTTTTATTGGTTGGGTCTTTAAGAATTAAATCGTCTCTAAATCTTGGTTCAAATTCAATAATGAAATTAGCAAAGTGTAGTAAGGCATTGCCTCCTGTTGCAGATGTTTGTCTTATTGGTGCTTTTGTATAGGGGTCTAGCTTGATATCTGCACGAACTTGAGAAACGAAAATTGCCATGTGTCCTCTTTTGGCTAGAGAGATAGCCATCTTCTTCATGAAGGTAGCAGCAATAACCGCTCCACCTGCAACTTTTGCAGATTCATCAAAGTTTTTATCTAAATCATTCTTAGCAATAAGACCATCAACAGAATCAAGCAAGAAACAATACTTAGTTTTTTCTGGATTTTTTGTGACTAATTGCCTCATTAAATCAACTACAGTTTCATAAATATTTGATTCAAATACAAAACATGTTCCTTCTTTCCAATCTTCTGCGTTATAAACAAATTTAACTCCAGACCTTTCTTTCATTTCTGGAGAAAGCCTTCCCTCTGCTTTAAAATAAACGGCTTTTGTGTTTGGGAGATCATTTAAAAAGTTCTTCATTACTTCTAAAGACTCCGAAGTTTTGCCTCCTTCATTGATTCCAACGAAGCGATGTAAACCGGGACCGAAACCGCCTCCTAGTTGTAGATCAAGCTGTAAAGAGCCGCTTGATACTTTATAATCAATCTCTTCTTCGAAATTATAATGATCTTCCTTGTTTGCCTTGAGGAAGTTTTCAAGCATCTTGTTTGTTTCTTCTATTTTACTCATTTAAAAAATCTTTTAGTGTTTTCTTCTTTTTGACTACGGAATCTTTTCCTGCCTTTTCTCCTATATCATACTCTGGATATCTACTCTTGTCCAGTAAAAAATTAAAAGCTCTAAACTTTTGATCTAAAGTTTTCTTTAATTTCGGGCTAACCAAATAAGTTAGTGAGTCAAACTTCTTATTAAAGCTGACCACATTCATAAACTCAAGAGAATAACGATCACAAAGATCGTTTAAAAACTTCATTTCTCTTGCGTAGAAATTCCTACGCCCTGTTGGGGGAACATCTACAAGACGAAAAAGAATCTCTTTTTTATTGATTTTTTTTGGCTTTTTACTCAACTTGACCTATATTAACAAGTATTATATTTCTTGTCAAGTCAATTATCCCTCACAAGAGGAGCAGGTCAAAATAGACCTTGCAAGCTCTTGGCTTGGATTTGCGCTTCGTTGATAATAAAAGCTTTTAACTCCTTGCTCCCAACCGAAAATTAAAAGAGAATTAATTTCCTTTGGAGAGGTTTTGGGTGGAATCATAAGATTCAAAGATTGCCCTTGATCAATGTATTTCTGACGTTGGGCTGCTTGAATCACAATCTCTTTTTGAGAGATTTCGCCAAATGTTTTGAATACATCTTTTTCTTCGTCTGTAAGGAATTCTAGGTGTTGCACAGAGCCACCTTTAACCAAGATAGACTTCCAAACTTCAGGAGTGTTCTTTTCATATTTTTCAAGCAAATCTGCCAAGTATGGATTTCTGTAAGTGAATTTTCCTTTTGCCAAATTCTTAACAAAGTAATTGCTGTTAAGTGGTTCGATTGAAGGAGATACTTGACCCAAGATGAAAGAACTACTGGTTGTAGGAGCAATTGCCATTGTGGTTGTGTTTCTGCGTCCATAACCCTTGAGCAACTCTGGTTCTCCCAAGCTTTGGGCAAGTTCCTCGCTTGCTTTGTATGTTCGCTCTTTCATTGTTTGAAAGATTTCTCCGTTCAGCATTTTTGCTTCCATGCTCTCAAATGCAATCATCTTGCTCTGCAAGAAAGAATGCCAACCAAGAACACCAACACCAATAGCGCGTTGTCTCTTGGCAAAGTTGTGAGAGCTTTCCATGAAGGGAATGTCTTTTGTCTTTTGGATATATTCTTCCATGACAGCATCCAAGAAATGCGTCAGTGTTTCAATTGCGTCAGTTTGTTTGATTTCGTCCCAATGAATCAAATTCAAAGAAGATAAACAACAAACGAAGGATTCATCAGCACTTGATGAAAGGGAAATTTCTGCACAAAGATTTGAAGCATAAATCTTTTTGTTTTTATCTTTGTATACTTCTGGGGCATTGTTGTTTGCATTGTCTGTAAAGAAGATATAAGGATATCCGCTTTCTGAACGCTTTTTCAGCACCTGCGCCCAAATACCTCTCTTTTCTGGATCACCAGCAATCATAGAGTTCATCCATTCGTCTGTAACAGTAACAGCGAATGACATTTCTTGAATAGAGTGACCTTCGCCACGAATTCTCAAGAACTCTTTAACATCTGGGTGTTCAACTGGAAGGTATGCAGCAAAACTGCCTCTACGCACACCGCCTTGAGAAACAATGGAAGCAGTCTTGTCAAACATCTCCATAAAATGCACAGGGCCAAAAGAAGAACTGCCAGAGCTAATTGAAGCTCCGCGCTCTCTCAAGTCTCCAAAATAACCAGAAGTTCCTGCTGCATTTTTGCATTGCATACCAACTTCGGCATTCTTTTGAAGAATGGATTCCATTGTATCTTCAATGTAAACACCATTGCACGAAATTGGCAAACCACGCTTGCGGCCAAAGTTTGCCCAAACAGGACTTGCAAGAGAATAAAAACCCCTTGACATGTAATCCTCAAATTTGTCGGCAAAGCCGTTTATTTTTAGATATTTTTCTGCTGCTTGAGCAATATCTTTAATTCTTTGAAGTGGGGTTTCTTCTGGAAGAAGGTAATCTTTCTTCAAGAAGGTTTGCGAGTCTGTGTTTAGCCAATAGTATTTATTCATTAGAAAAGTTCTTCTGCACTGAAAGTTTGTGATTTTTTGCTGTATTCTACAGGGCGGGAATGGAAAAAGTCTGTAGCGTTATTGCCCAGCAATTCTTCCTCAAACCAAGAGGTAGAACTTAAAATTTCTTGATCAACTTCAAAAAGCTTTGGAAAGCCAATACCCTCAAGGGATTCGTTGATTCTATTTTTAATGAATTCTTTAAGAATAGGTGCGCTCAACCCTTCTTCTTGGATACCATTGACCATCCAATCAATGATTTTGGCTTCTGCTTTGTATGCTTGTTCTGCTTCGTGCAGGATGCGATCCTCAAGCTCTTGATCGAAAAATTCTGGATACTCTTCACGAATAGTGTTGATGATCTTCATTCCAGCAAGAGCGTGGATCATTTCTTCGTTTCTTGTATATTTTACCTGTTGATCAGTATCCTTTAGGACATTCTTATAACGAGAAAACCAGTTAATCGTATAGAACTGAGAAAAAAGGCTGACGTTCTCAACAAAAAGGGTAAACAGTATAAGAGCGTAAACATACTGCTTTCTGCTGTTTTTATAGAATTTATGCGTATACTTTTTAAGGTAAGCGACTCGACCTTGAATAAAATCCAGTTCAAGGTTTTTCTCGAAAATATCTTCTAGGCCAAGCACCTCAAGAAGCCTCTCGTAAGCGTTATTGTGAATAACTTCCACATTACCCATTGCAATCCCCAAGTCATTTAAAGAAGGGTGTGGCAAATTGTCACCAAGCTTAACCCAAAAGGTTTTTACAGCCACTTCAATCTGACCGATTGCTGATAATGTTCTTACTATGATCTCCTTTTCTTGGTCTGTTAAATTCACGGAAAAATCGTGAACATCAGTTGAAAAGGAGAATTCCTTATCCGTCCAAAAACCATTGTAAATAGCTTCAGTAAACTCCTCTGTCCACGGATAATGGTTCGGCTTCCTCGATACTTGTTCCTCAAAAATCATTGTATTAAAGTTACACTTTTTGTAACCGATTTTTGAGTCTAAAGCAAGACAAATTTGAACTTTTTTTTCAACAAGAATTTTAATCTTTTTTAAGGTCGTTTCTGACCATTTTTTCGACTAAACTCAAGAAATTTGTTTTAGGTTGCCAACCCAATTCGTTTCTGGCTCTTGATGAATCTCCGTATAAAATTTCAACTTCCGCAGGTCGGTAAAATTCAGGATTTATTTTCACAAGCACCTTATCTTCGTGTATGTATTTTTCTTCTAAATCTTTACCTTGCCATCGACATTGATCCTTAGCAAATCCAGCAAAATTAAAAGCCTCTTCAACAAATTCACGTATTTTATGCGTTTCGTTTGAAGAAAGCACATATTCTTGAATTTTTTGAGAAAGCCAAGCTGTAATCTGCTCTTCTTTGATTGGAGACGTTGACATAGCCTTGTATTTGTTTAGGCGACATTTGAGGGCTGAATTGTATTTTTCTTGATTAAGCATCATCCATATACCCTCGACAAAATCTTCGGCATCGCTCCAATCTCTCATAGAATCCATATTACCTAGTTCAAGTGGTTTGAAGTGATCGTTTTTATATTCATTATAAATACGAGCGACATTCTTTGTAATTTTTCGAGTAACAAATTCTTCTCCACGGCGCACACCCTCATGGTTAAATAACCAACCTTGAACAGCATATAGTCCATACGACTCCCTCCAGACCTTAACCATGTGTCTAGCAGAGGTTTTAGAAACACCGTATGGGCTTCGTGGCCTGAGTGGATGAGTTTCTTTTTGGGGGACTTCTACAACATCACCAAACTCCTCTGAAGAACCTGCATTATAATACCTGCAATTTGGGCAGTGTTTTCTGATAGCTTCTAATTGAAACAATACAGCCATAGCATTTGTTTCCATATGATTAACTGGCATTTTCCAGCTTACTCCAACAAAAGAATTAGCAGCAAGATTAATAAAGTAATCTGGCTTCTCTTCTGCTATTACCATCTCTGTATTTGCTTGATCGGCAACATCTAAATCAATAAGCTTGAAACGGGGGTTGTCTAGCAAGTGAGAGATGTTATTGTGATTCTTGATACTCAACCTGCGGACACCAGCAACAATAGTATGCTCTGTATTTTTCAAGAGATAGTCAGCCATTAAGCTACCGTCTTGTCCTGTTACCCCTGTAATAATTACTTTTTTCATTTAAAAAATTCTTCTGAGTTTATATTTTTGTCGTCTATAAAGATATCATATATAGGTTTCTCAAATTTTAAAGTGTGATATTTCACACTGTAACGCTTAAACTGTTCTTTGGTTACTTCTGACCAATCTTTACCAGAACCAGAACCTCTAGCTGTCCAATATACAATGGTATGACCGTCATCATATAGTTTATTCATTTTTTCTATTCTGTTAAGGATTGGTTTGCTGCCCTCGTAATCCATGCCCTGAGTGTCAAAAATAGTATTGTCTATATCAACATAAATAATCATAGTCCAAAACTGTTATATGTGTTTACTCTAATTGACTTCAAATTACCATTGTAAGACTCATCTGTGCCATGCTGCTGCCAAGGAAGAGGAGGGAAATATTTTTTAATTTTAAACAAGTCTCCACCATCAGAAACTAAAGCTCCACTCTTATCAATAAAGCTATTATCTAAATTTAACTCTTTGATAATATCATCTGACCATTTGATATCTTTCTTCCTAACAATAAAAGATAAGTCATATTCATAACTATAACCAAAACCCTCACTGCAATCAAACCCAGAGGCAACAAGAACTCTAACAAGAAGACCCAAATTATAAAGATTAACGTGACCGCCAACAATCTGTTCTTTTAATGGTGGCACAGTAACAGCAAGAACACCACCTTCCTTTAACTTCTTTTTTACGTTTGTTAAGAAGGAAGCTACATTTACTTCATGTTCAAGCACATGACTAAACCAAATACAATCATAACTCTCATCTGGAATAGAATCAGCCAATTCAGAAAAGTTACCAAGGAATTTAGGCTTATGTTTTTCACATCCATCAAGAGTGTCTACAGACTTACCGTTCAACTCAAAAATTCTTGAGTGTTTTTTAGGGCCACAACCAATATCCAAAACATTCTCAAACTCAAAATCTTTTAGAAGTTTAATGATAGCCCACCTAGCCCTCATTTGAGAACCAGTTTCTTTTTCTACTTGTTCGATCTGTTTAAAATACTTATTCAACTCATTCATAAATTCTTGTATAAAAGTTCTGCAATTTTAAATTGCCATTCATAATCAATATCAAAAGCCTCTAATTCCTGCATCTCAAAAAGATGAGGTTCTGGTGGAGATTTTGTGTCCATCCAATATCCATCCCCAATAATATCCATTCTAGAAGCGTATAAGCAATGAGCCGCTTCGTAAACAGGGTCAACAAACTTAGTGTTCATGATGGTAGAACCTTTCCAATCTGTAAGATTGTTACCATGCTCGTCCCAATAGTAAGTTTTCTTCGGGAATACCGCAAAAGCCCCCTCTTTATCAGACTCTATGAAAGAATCAATGAAAGAATCAATCGTCTCAACTTTTAACAAGGGGTTACAGGCGCTAACTAAAATTACATATTTAAATGGAAGCTTGTCATACCACTCGTAAATTTCAGAAAGTGGTTGGCCTTCAGATTTAGCGGAAGCTTCTGACCTGTGATAAATGTTAATCCCATGATTATTAGCTATCTCCTTTAATTCATCTTCATAAGCAGAGAAATAAATATTGCTTTGAGGAATAGATTTTAAGGATTTAAGTTTTTCAAAAAGTATGTCAACCAAGGTAGTATCGCAAAACGGTCTAATCATTTTACGAGGAACTCTTTGAGAGCCAAGTCTAGCTTGAACTAAAACGCAAATATCTTCAGTTTTCTTCATTTTTAGATAACTCTTTTAATAATTCTGAAATCTTGTTGTCGTGATTATTTACTCTACCCATAATCTCTTTAGCTTCTTTGGGGGCATGGGTGAAAGCAAGACGAAGAATATCCATCCAATTCACATTATTTTTCGCTCTAACTTTTTCAATGTCATCAATAATATCTAGGTCTGTTCTTTTATACATAATTCACTTACTTTAGTTTCCCAACAATCTACTAGTAAATGTTTTATTTTATTTAAATCTTTTACCAAATGATGAGAATGTTCACCAATTTGAGGAGTTGGTTCGATCTTATTATATAAGAGAGCATCAATGTTTTCTATAAATAAATTTTGAATTTCTTCTATAAGTCTTTTGTAGGTAGAGGATAGCGTATTTTCAGAATCAGAAAATTTTACAGTTTTTTGTAAAAGAATATCTCCCGTATCAATTCCATCGTCTATTAAATGAATAGTAACCCCTTTGGGGGTATCTTCAACAAAAGACCAAACATTAGGATGGGAGCCTCTATTATAAGGGAGGTAAGAAATGTGAAGATTAATAATTTTCCTATAGAAACGAGAAATAAAATCACTTTTCAGTATATGTTTGTAGCCAAAACTAATTACCCAATCAAAGTCTTCAAGAGCTTCTGTTTTTATTTTTTCTTCAGTGTGGGTAACATTATACAAATTATTTAAAAAGTTAAACAACTTGCAGTTCTTATAGCCTAAGAATAAAATATTCATTTAATAAAATCATCTACGTTGTAATTCCTGTCAGCAACGGTATTTAGTTTACGCTTCCAATCTAAAGCTGGTATATTGCCTTCAAGATAAGGTCTTTTGGTTGTTAAATTATTCTCTGTGAGCAGTTCTCCTTTTTTTATTTGTTTTTTAGCAACAATTGATCTCATAGCTTTTTTAAAATTTTCTTCAGATTTAGAAAAACCTTTTTTATAACCTAAGCATTTTTCTGTATGCCTTATGTAATTAACCATTTGTTTTAGCTCTTCGGGTTCTAAGGCGAAGCTGTGATCTGGCCCAGATAGAGAACGACTGAGTGTAAAATGTTTCTCTATAACTTTAGCGCCTAGAGTTACAGCTAAGGCTGGAGTGAATGGAGATATAGTATGATCTGAAAAGCCAATACAATCCACACCATGTATCTTTAATTCTGTTATAGTGTTTAGAAAAACATCTTCTGGAGGAGTTGGATAAGCATTATTGCAATGCAATAGAGTAACGTGATTGTCGTATCTTTCAAAGATTTCCGAATACAGATGCCAATCATTCCATGAAAAACCAATTCCAACAGACATGATAACTGGAAGACCAGAAGATGCTACCATCTCAACAAATCTAATATCAGTAGCTTCAAATCCAGCTATCTTCATACGTTTAACCCCTAAATCAATCAACTCCTCTACAGCACTCTCATCAAAAGGAGTTGACATAAATTCAATATCTTTAGAGTCGCAATAAATTTTTAATTCTTTTTGCCATTCTCTAGGAAGCTCTAAATTTTTTATGAGTTTGTTTATATTTTTATATCCAGCAAAATCAGGAGTATTTTTGCTATAAAGAGTATTGGAAGAATAAGTTTGAAACTTGCAAGCATTGCAACCTGCTTCTACAGCACTATCAATTAATAATAAAGCTTTTTCAAAATTTCTGTCGTGATTTGCTCCAGCTTCAGCTATTATAAAAGTTTCCATAGTGGGAGATTGATTATTTTATCATGAAGTCTTTCTGTATTTGGAAGTATAGAACCGTCTTTAAAGTATTTACTATGATGAAGAAGCGGGTAATGCCTAGCCAAACCGTTTTTAGTATTAAATTTGTTTGCATTATCACTCAATCTTGTTGCAAAATAATAAGAAGAAAAATCATCTTGAGGTAAGACGTTGGTTAATTTATTGTAATTACTCTTTCTAATATGTAAAAGTTCATCATATTTAGAAAGGCTTATTAATGCTATAGAAGCATTTAAGTTGTTCATATAAAACTTAAATCCCTCTTGTGTAATGTCATACGTTTCCATATGATCGTATCTACCAAAATTTCTATAATTACTAAACCAATCAGCAGATTTAGCGCAATCTACAGAAATAATTCCACCATCAGAAGCTGCTATAGGCTTATAGGGGTGAAATGAAAAGAAGATAAAATCAGAATCTATTGTGGGAGTAACACAATGTGCAGAATCTACAATTACAATCTCTCCATAACCATCTAGCTTTATTGAATCAAAACCTTCAATAGTAGAAATGCCTCCATATAAGATTGGCATAAGAACTGGTTTTGTTTCCTCATTAAGATACTTATTGCGGTAGGTTTCTCTTTTTCTTTTATAATCCTCTAAATCAAAGAGTAAATTATCATCAACATCAACCCAAATAATTCTATGACCGTGGTGCTTTGCAGCCCAAGCTGGAGAAGTAAAACCTAAAGATGGGGTATAAACATCACAAGACCCATAAAGTTCTTTTAGATAGTGGAAAATTGCAAATGCAGATGCAGATGCTGAGTTAGTTGCTATGTTGTGTTTCTTTTTAGAAAAGGCAGCGAACTTTTCCTCAAACTTTATTACGTTTGAACCAAAACCAAGTTCGCCGTTTTTTATAATTGGCTTGAGAAGGTTTATATCTTCTTCAGAAAAATTACATTCAAAAACTTTCATAACAAATCTACACCTCTTCTTATTAAAGAAGAAAGCTTTTCAATATCGTCTTTAACCCAAAGTGAAGAATTGAACTCTGGCCCATTATACTTATCCCAATCTTGATAATGATTTTTATTATATTGAGGGCGTATTTGAAGAAGATTTTGATCTGGAACTTGAAAAGTAAAATCTAATTCTGTTTTGGCTAACATATCTTCGTGAAGCTTTTCTCCAGCCCTAAGACCAACAATTTTAGTTCTAGCCTTTTTTCCGCATAATAATTCTAAAGCCTTTACGCAGGTGGGAAGAGTATACGAATCAATCTGTGGCACGAAAACCTCTCCACCTACACTATTTTTCAAAGCTCCAAGAACAGTATCTACAGCATCATCTAGGGTAAAAAGAAATCTAGTCATTAACTCAGATGTTAATCTGATTTCTTGATTATTATTAATCCAATCCATAAATAATGGTATAAATGATCCTCTTGAAGCAATCACATTACCATATCGCACGGAGGAAAAAATAGTTGAAATAGAATTATAATTGTAATTAGAAAATATCCTCTCTGCAATAAATTTACTAGAGCCGTATACATTAACGGGAAGGCAAGCCTTATCTGTAGAAACAAGAATACATTTCTTAACATTGTTTTCGATGGCTGCTCTAGCAACATTATCGCTACCATTTACATTAGTCTTGATACATTCATCTGGATGAAATTCCATGTCATCAATTCTTTTTAAAGCAGCGGCATGAATAATATAATCTGGCTTATGTATTTTTAATGTCGTATTAAATTTGTCAAAATCTCTTACGTCACCAATCACTTTAATAACATTTGTATTATCATTAAAAATTGCAGCTTGCTTACCTTCATCCCTGCTATAGATAATAACTTCATTTTCAATCATGAGGTTTTCAACTAACTTCTTGCCGAGGGAGCCAGTGCCTCCTGTAATTAAAATTTTTTTAGACTTCATAATTAAACTTTGGAAAAACAATTATATTCATGACCAGCACCTAAATTATTTATTACAGAATTACAACCTATGTCATTTAAAATGTAATCTTTAAAAGCTTTGTAATGATCAATAATTAATTCATATGGATAACCAGTAACAAACTTTTTATCTTTTTGAAATGAGTGTAACGAAACTTCTCCTTGTTTATAATTTTTTGGCGCACCATCAATACCAGCAAAATCAACTTGTTTAGCCTCAAGAACTAATGCTAAAATTACAAGCTTTGGGCCGACACCAATCTTACCTTGCATTCTAGAAACTCCACAAAAAACTTGATTGGGGATATAGCTATTAAGCTTCTTTACTGTGAGCGGTGACTTATTGTAATCTTCAAATCCAACTAAAGTTTTATTTTTTGTAACGTAAGATAAAAACTCTTTTCGTAAAATATCAACTTCATCGGCAATCAAACATAAGTCAACTTTAATTTTTTTAAGTTTATCATTTAGAAAGAAATGATTACAAGAAAATATATAATCGTAATCCTCTGCATTCCAATTAGATGTATTGCAGGTTGGGCCACCTGCAACTACTAAGATTTTACTATCTTTGAATTTTTCAAACTCTGGCACATCAGAATAAATAAACTCTTGAGTTTTTTTTAAATCAAATGGTAAAAAGTTATACCTATCAAGGTAGTCTACCCCTCTAATAGAGTTAGAGATGAAGCGTTCTTTAGTTTCAATAAAGTGTCCAGCTATAGTTCCAGAGTTAGACCAAGTTTTCATTATTTTCTTAGTTTGTTTCGGGCTGCTCTTTCAGTTTCACTAACTGATATTACGCCATCTCCGTAACATTTCTCTAACTCACGAATACCACTAACAAGCTTAAATAGACCTTGTGGTTCAACAGATGCCATGTGATCAGAACCCCACATAGTCCTATCGAGCGTTACGTGTCTTTCTATAATGGTAGCGCCAAGATAAACAGCGGCAACAGTAGTTCCAAGTCTAAACTCATGGCCACTATAACCAACTTCACAGTTATAATTATCTTTAAGAGTTTTAATACAAGACAGGTTTAGTTCTTCTACGGGTGCTGGGTAAGAAGAGTTACAGTGTAAGACTGCATAATCAGAAGCATTATTAGAGAGTATCTTAATTGCATCCTCAATCTCTTCTTGAGAACTCATTCCTGTAGAAATAATAATTTTCTTTCCAGTATCACAAGCCTTAGAAAGAAGATTTATATCTGTAATGCTTGCTGATGCAATCTTAATGAATGGAAGATCATATTGATTCAAAAACTCAAGACTATCTAAATCCCAAGGAGATGCACTCCAAGCGATACCCTTCTCTTTGCAGTATTTGTCAATTTCATTATACTCTTCCTGACCAAACTCAACCTTATGTTTGTAATCGAGATAAGTCATCTGTCCCCAAGGGGTGTCACGCATAACCGATTTTTGATGTTCTGGAACACAAACATCAGGATTACGTTTTTGGAATTTTACAGCATCACATCCAGCCGCAGCAGAAATGTCAATTAGTCGTTTAGCAATATCAAGATCACCATTGTGATTGATCCCGATTTCAGCGATTATATAAGTTTTTTTCATTTTATATTGTAAGTATTACTACAGTAAACAAGATGCCCTTTTACTGTAAAGAATTCATAATTGTTTTAATTTATAAAAATCTCCAAGTATAACTTCGTTGACTAAACTTTGATAAAAACTATTCATTACAACTCTATTCTTTCTACTGTTTCTGAAAGACTACTTGTTTTTGAAATTGTTGTCAAGTTTATTCCTTTGGTTTTTAACCACTCAACAATAGAGGGAACTGCTTCAGCATTTGCTTTAATATCCCAAGGAATTTCACAGCCTTTATTATCGACTTTTCCTTCCTCATAAAAATGACAGCCGTGTGCATTTAAATCCCAGCCTAAAGTTTTTATGTTTTTTACACCAAGATGCACCGCGAAATAAATTACTGTTTCTAGCATGATACCGGGGCCTACCGCTCTTTTGTCGTTTTTAGAAAAAAGAAAGTCATTGTAGTTTTTTTTGAATACTAAACAGTTTTCTTTTCCAAAGTCTTCTATTAAGGGAATTTTTATAAATATATCTAATAATTGATTTTTATCCCATCTGTAACCTAAAGGAAAGTTGCTACTAGCAACTACAATAGGTCTTTGAAACAATTTATATTTATAAGGATTGCCTTGGCTTCCAAGCGGGAAGTTTGAACAATTCCAAAAATGAAAATCACAAATATCTTCTAAACCTTCTAAAGCTTGTTTAATACAAAATACTAGCTTATCTTTTAGTTTTTCTTTTAAAAAGTCTTGAGTATAATCGGAGTATGATGGCCCTGTTGCTAATATATAGCAATCTTCCCCTTCATAAGCTCCTTTTAAATCATTTAATGAATGTCCTTGAGACAATATATTTCTAAGATATTTTGTTTTTTCTTTCATTAGTTAAATATTGATAAATCTTGGGCTGTTCAACCTATTAATACAAATTCTAGAAAACAATTCAATATCCTTATCAGTTACATTGACATGAGTTTTAACTTTATTTCTGGGGCATATATAAATATCTCCAAGACTACTAACATCTAAACAAAAATTTACATGTTCCGAATCTCCAGATGTTGACCATTTGACTTTGTTGAAAATATCACTTTTAATTAAAGCGAAACCTCCGAAAGCAGATAGGCATTTTACAGGTTTTCCTAAGCCCCAGTTCATTTTATCAATGCCGTTTCTGAATGGGCAATCAGACCAAGCTAAAGAGTCTGATTTAAATCTGTCCCACAAGGGTAAGATATCATAATATGAATCTTTAGATTGTCCATAAATCAAATCTGGTATGTTTTGTCTAACATTTGGCGTAACCATAACTGCGTTAGCAAGGCTTTCTATGTCTTGTATATGAAGTTCTAAATTATCTTTGCTAAACACAATGTCAGAATCTATTAATAAAGAATATTTAGATTTGCTGTGATCTCCAAGCTTTTTACATTTATTTCTGCAATCCGAAAGAAGATACATTCTTGCTGCATCTATAACGCTACCAAATTTTTTTGCGTCAAGATTTTCATGAAGAAATACGCCTTTTCTGTATTTAATCCAATCTTCTAAAATGCTTACAGTATTATCTTTGGAGTCATTTTCGTAAAAATAATATTCAAAGTCATAATCTAAAGACTCTAAATCCTCAAGCTGGGATAAAGTTCTTTTTATATGGTTTTCGCTATCTCTCCAAAGAGAGTATACTGCTATAGTATCACGCATATGCATGATTATAGCTCAAAGATCGTCTTCTTCTACAATATATTTGACGTTTCTTAATTCTTCGTTCTGTGCGAAGATTTCGCTTTCCTCGATGAAATCGGTTTC